AGGGATCGAGGACGAGCAAGGCAACGTCATCGACAAGATCTACAACCCGTCCGTCGGCAAGTACGACGTCGTGGCCGTGACCGGCCCTGCCTACGCCACCAAGCGGCAGGAGGCCGCGGAGAGCATGAGCCAGGTGCTGCAAGGCAACCCGGCTCTGTGGCAGGTCGCCGGCGACCTGTTCGTCAAGAACATGGACTGGCCCGGCGCGCAGGAAATGTCCGAGCGGCTGCGCAAGACGATTGACCCGAAGATCCTCGCCGACGACGACAAGTCGCCCGAGCTGCAAGCTGCCGAGAAGCAGATCGAGGAAATGGGCGGGATGCTTGAGCAGGTCATGGGCGCGCTCAAGAACGTCGAGCAGTCGATCGAGGCGCAGGAAATGCGCACCAAGCAGTTCGAGGCGCAGATCAAGGCGTATGACGCCGAGACGAAGCGCATGGGCGTGCTCCAAGCGGGCATGACACCGGAGCAAATCCAAGATACCATCGACGGAACCATCGACGCGGCGATGCAAACGGGCGACCTCGCCCCGCAAAGCCTCGTTCCACCAATGTGAGATAGCCAATGTCCCGCGTCGTCCCCACCCAAGCACCGGTAAAAGTCGTGGACTACACGATTTCGGTCATCAACCCGAACGGGACTGTCGCTTCCGCTCCGCCCGCCCCGAGAGGCTAAAATGTCGCGCATCGTCCCGCTCCCCGCCTCCAACACTGTCGTCGACAGCACGGTGGCCATCATCAACGCTGACGGCACGGTCGCAACGCTGCGCGCCGCGGTCAGCCAGTCCGAACTGTTTACCTCCAGCGGCACGTTCACGGTGCCGGACGGCGTGTCGACCGTAATGGTGACCCTTATCGGCGGCGGCGCGGGCGGCGGCGGCGGTCACGCCACGGGCGGCGCGGGCGGCGGCGGCGGCGGGGGTTGCGCTGTTTTCCGGTTTCCTGCGTCGGTTACGCCAGGGGCTGCACTGACCGTCACGGTCGGAACTGGCGGCGCTGGCGGCGCCATTCAAGCCGCAGGTAGCGTCGGAGTTTCCTCGACTGTGACCGGCGCGCTTGTGCCTATCCCCACGGCGTTCCCGGGAAATATCGGTGCCGCAGGCGCGGCGGTAAACGGCGGTTCTGGCGGCGCGTCAGGCTCGACGGGCTTTGCGCTGACAGGCGGCGGATCTTCCGGCACGGGCGGCGCTGGAGTTGGCGCGGCGGGTGGCGTTCCTGGAGCAACGGGCGTTCACCTGTCCGGCACGGGCGGTGGCGCGGGCGCAGGCACAGGTTCTGGTGGCGGGGGTACGGCTCGTTCGTTCTTTGCGCCGGGCGGCGTGATTGGCGGCACCAACATCGGCGGCGGCGGCGGCGGCGGGTCTATTATGGGCAACGGCGGCGTGGGCGGCGCTACGTCGGTCGCGGGCACGGCTGCGGCTGCGGGGCAATATGGCGCGGGCGGCGGCGGAGGCGGTCAGAACGCGGCAGGTGGAGCAGGTTCTGCGGGGTGCGTCGTGTTTGAGTGGGTTGGCTAATGACCGACGTCACCAACGGCAAGACCTACCCGCAACTCGACGAGGAGACGCTCCCGATCGTCGGCACGGACGTGCTGGCGATCTATCGCGGCCCCGGCCCGCTGGCGCAAATCCCAGCATCCGGACTGCTCGACTATATCGAGACGGGTATCGACCCGCTCGTGGCCGAGGCCGAGACTGCGCGCGACGAAGCGGTGGCGGCTGAAATCGGGGCCGAGGCTGCCGAAGTAAGCGCCCAGGCGGCGCTGACCAGCGCAACCGCGCAGGCCCTGCTGGCGCAAGGTTACGCCGGCGAGGCCGAGAACGCGCGTCTGGCCGCTGGCTTCTACCCGTCTGCCCGGTCCAACGTGCCGCGCGGCATCGTGTCGACGTCCAGCCTTGTGGCCGGATCTGGCGGAACTAACGGGACGTTCGCGCTTGCCTTCTCGGGCGGCAACTTCACGGTTGCCCCCTCGGGCACGTTCACGGTGTCGGGCGGCGCGTTGACCAGCGTGTCGATCACCGGCCCGGGCCTGTATATTGGGGCATCCCCCACAGCCCCGACGGCGGTCCTGACGGCGTCGGCAGGACTGACCGGCGCGTCCGTCGTGCTGGACGCGGGCTTCCTCGCGGGCTCGGGCGTCTATTACTGGACCGACGACGCCACCAGCACCAACTTGATGGCGCTTTATCAAAACGTGGCAGGCACGGCCACGGCCACGTCACCCCTGGTGAACCTGACCAAGACGCTGACGGCTGCGGTTGTGCCTTGCACCGTGTCGGCCCCAAACTCGCGCTCCTACCCGATGACGCCGGTAACGGGCTTCGCGGTCAGCGGCGTCGGCACAAGCCAACTGTTTTTTGGCATCGCGGGGGCCACCAACGGCGAAGGCCAGCTTGGGTCGATCGTCACGGCGACCATCGCGGGCGTGTTCTCCGGCGCAGCGACCGAGATCGTGCTGCCCAACGGCAACTCGCTCCCGGCAGGCGCAATCCAACTGAACTCGCCTTTTATCATCCAGCCATCCGCCGCGCGCTCCAAGTATGTGCTGCTATCCCCGGCGTTCGACGCGCAGATGATGTTTGTTCAGCTTGAGTGGGTGTCGGGCACCGGCAACACTCTCGTTTACAAGATGCCGTTCTCGGAGACAAAGCTCCCGGCTAACCGGCAGAACGTGCGTTTTGCTTTCAAGACGCAAGGAAACAAGCCGTTCGGCGCACCGTCGCTGGCGATCCGCAACTTCCAAAACGACGCCGACCTGATCGCAGCGACGGCTATTTACGACGAGGCAGACAGCGCCGCGCTGACGGCAGCCGATCTCTGGTCTACCAACCAGACGGTTGAGGTCCAGGTAGCCGCGTCAAGTCGCTTTAACATCGTCGAATACCCTTCCTTGGCCCTGACCGCGGCCACCTTGCAGGACGCTGCGCTGGCTCTGCAAGCGCCGACCGTAGATGAGCCGGTGTTTGCGCAGAAACTGACCGACCGGACGTGGCTGGTCGAACTCATGGCCGTCCAGTACGACGACACCTCGCTTGTCACCGGCAAGCGGATGAACCAGGACACGCACTCGGTCATCATGTACGACGAGGGCCGCGTGAGGTCGCAAGGTGTGCTTCAAAACCCCTATGCATGGGCTATCAACTCTCAGAAGGCCAACATCGGCGGCAAGGAATACCGCTATAGCTGGCTTTATTCTGACGAGGGCGGCGGCGGTTCCTTTGAGGGGGACCAGCCCTCGACGGCGGAGTTTGCCATCAAGGTCGGTCTGTTTGCCGACGCGACCTCGACGTATGATTTTTACGGGGTGGGTCACGGCCTGATCCAGATGGTGTCATCCACACTGTCCATGGATGGCGGGGCCGACCAGAAAGCCGCAATCGTCACAACTCGGCTGCGGGGCTCCTCGCTGGTCTGGACGACGGTCTACGACGTGTATCGCCCGCCGGTAGCCACCCCGACCCGCATTGGTCAGGTGACGATCGTGCAGACATTGAACGCTGACGGCGTGACGGTGCTGCATACGCACAAGATTGGCCGCACGATGGCCTACACTGCGGGAAACCTGAACGTCGCCGAAGGCACGATCATTACGGGCGCGACCTCCGGCGCAACCGCCGTTCTTGTTGTGGCCCCGGCCCCGACGACGGGCAGCTACGCGGGTTCAAACGCGGCTGGCGAGTGGTATGTTAAGGACGTGGTCGGCACGTTCCAGACCGGCGAGAACTTGCAAACTGCCGGCGTGACCAGGGCCGTTATGAACGGCACCGTAGGGGGCCAGATCGGGGTGGCGGATAGCTATTCCGCGATGCTCCCCACCACGTCGATTAACCGGATGAAAGTTCGGGGCGCGGCGGAAATCGTCATTGGGTACGAGGTCGATCCGTCGGACACCGCGTACTACCAACGGCCAAGCGTTGCTGTCGACGGTATCAGCACTTGGACCGGAACAGACTTGATGCAAGTGCGGCACGGGGTGATCGACACCGACATCATCCTTGAGATGCTGCTGCTTGGGGATTATCCGTTTGATCCACCTGGTGACTATTCGCTTTGCGCGACCTCGCAGATGTTTGCGCAGGACCGCGCGGAGGGAAACCGCAAGATGTACGTCAACTGGGTGTCTGGCACCAAACAGGTGTACGAAGGCACCTATGTCGGCAATCAGAAGTATCGTTTCCGCGTCGGATCAATGGTCTAGGGGACCAAGCACATGACTTCGCAAGACCACATCGAGGCTATCGGCAAGGCGCAACTGGAGCTAGAGGCTCGGCTGGACATCGTGACCGCCGCTGCGAACGCGCTGGCCAAGGCGCTGGCCCGCGTCGAGCGGCAAGCTCGCCGCGTCCACTACCTCCAGGATCGCGCGCAGCGGGCGTTCAAGGAAGCCTACCCGGAGGACAACGTCGTGCTGTTCTCGGGCGGCAACGACAAGCCGCCGGTCGACGACCCGGACAAGCCGGTCCCATGATCGCCTATCTGTTCGCCACCGCAGCGGTCTTCGTGGTCTGTTTTTTGGCCTACAGGTCAAGGCCGGAAAAGTACGCGGACCTTATGGGCGTCAGCGCGATGCTGGCGCTCGTGTTCTGCATCGGCAACATCTTCCTTGCGGCGTACCGCCTGCCCGACGCGCTGCTGACCTTCCCGCTGCTCGACCTGTTTCTCATCGCGATGATATACCGCTCCGCCAAGACCAACCCGACATGGTGGAAGGTGGTCATGGTCGGCAGTTTGGTCACGCAACTGATGCTGCACGCGGTTACTATCACCCTGTGGAAAACGGGGGATCTGACGCAGTACGGATTGTGGCTTTATGTGGTGGCCATCAACGCATTTTTTATCATCCAGCTCCTTGCCCTCGCGAGTGTCGGAGTGGGTCATGGTCTGGATAGTCTTCGCGTCTGGCTGTCTTATCGCAGGCGCGATCTTGCTGTGCAGGATGTTGGATCGTGAGCGACCTGACCGTACACGTCCTCGCCGAACGCGTCCAAAACCTGACTGAACGCGTCAAGGCGGTCGAGAGCGATCTCAAGGCGACGATGGCCACGCAGCGGTGGCACATCGGCGCAGCCGTGGGCGCAGGGTCGGTGTCCACGCTGGCCCTCACCCTGCTGCTGCCCGCCCTATCCAAGGCCCTGGGGCTGCCGGGATGACCCCGCTCGACGTTCGCCAACTCATCTCGACCCTGCTCCCCTACGCCACGATCGTCGCGGCGATGGGGTTCGCCAAGGCCGGCGTCGACGCGACCATCATCTCGCTGGTGGCGGGCGGCTGCCTTGCCGCGATCGACCCGCGCCGCAACCAGGCGCTTCCACCCGTGCTCCCGCCCCATGAGGAAGCCAAGCCATGACATACGCCCTCGGCCCCAAGTCGCGCGAACGCCTCAAGGGCGTCCACCCCAAGCTGGTGGACGTGGTCGAGATGGCCATTGAGCTGACGCATCAGGACTTCATGGTGCTGGAGGGCGTCCGCACGCCTGCGCGGCAGGCCGAACTGTACGCCCAAGGCAGGACCAAGCCGGGCCAGAAGGTGACGTGGACGCTCAAATCCAACCACTTCGTCAACCCGACGACCGGCTACGGCCACGCCGTCGACCTCGTGCCGTTCCCGGTCGACTGGTCGCACAAGAAGCTGGACGTGGTCGCCAAGGCCATGTTCGCCGCCGCCGACACCCTCGGCGTCGAAATCCGGTGGGGCGCTGACTGGGACCGCGACGGCAAGCCGCGCGAGAAGGGCGAGAGCGACAGCCCGCATTTCGAGTTGGTGCTGTGAAGACGCTGACGCTGCGCGCGTGGATTGCCCTCGGCGTCATCGTGCTCGCCATCTTGCTGACGATGTCGTGGTGCGCCGACCGCGCGCGGCTCAAGACGATGCGCGGCGAGGCTACCGTCGGCGAGGCCACGGGCAAGGCGCTGGACCGCGTGGCGACCGAGACGCCGGTCATCCGGCAGGAACAACAGGAGAAGCAACGTGAAGTCGAGAAAATCGCTGGCGCTGACCAGCATCTGCCTCCCGGCTTTGGCGCTGACCTTGAGCGCGTGCGCCGGGGGAGCCGCCCGAGTGACGATCCCCGATAGCCTGCGTGCTCCGTGCGCCTCGACCGTCGACGTGTCTGGCGCTCAGACGGTGGGCGACCTCGGCAACGCGATCGTCCAGGGTGACGCCGACCTGCGGGTGTGCAGCATCCAGAAAGACGCCGTCGTGGCCATCGCCGAGAGCCAGAACCGGCGCTGGTGGCAGGTGTTCTAGTTCTTAACACGTTCGACGGACGTGTTCGTTTTCCGCCGTTTTCTATACGCATCACTCTACGGAGACGCGGCCCCACGTCCTGCCAGTTTTGATGTCGGATATTGTTTCCCGGCTGACGCCGAAGTCGCGTGCGATGCGCGCGCAAGTATCCCGCGCGTCCAGACGCGCCCTGATACTCTGCACAAGGACGTTGGTGAGCTTGGCTCGACCGTGACGCTCACCCGCGCTGCTTCGCCCCTTGGCCACCTTGTCCGCCATGTTGTCAGCGTTCGTTCCGAGAAACAGGTGGGCCGGGTTGACGCAGACCGGAGTGTCGCAACGATGCAGGACGTGCAGGCCCTCCGGGATAGGGCCGTTTGCTACCGACCACGCCAGCCGATGAGTAAGGACTTTTTTCCCGCCGACGCTGATCTGGCCATAGCCATGGCGGTTAACGCAGCCAGTCCACAAAAGACACCCGCCATCATTTGGCGTTTGCCGGGCGGCAAGCCATCCTGCGGGGCTTGTGGCGGTCAGCCGCTGGCGGTATGTTTTCGTAGTCATCGTCTGGCTCTCCGTAAGCCGTGGTGATTTGGGGCGGCGCTTCCGGGAAGTCGCGCCGCCCCGCCTTTATCCCCCTTGACCGCCACGAACGCAAGCCCGTTGCAAATAGGGCGCGGCGCAGTTACCTTTGCGGCACTGTAGATTTTGCAGGGGCCGGAAAGCCGATATGTCAGACGATCAAAGCCTAGCGGGGGCTACTGAAGCCGCGCCGGAACTGGAGGTCACGGCCCCTCCTGTTGCCGAAGTCCAAACGCCGGAAGACGTTGCGCCCAAGACCTTTAGCCAGGAAGAACTGGATGCGGTCGTCAGCAAGCGTCTCGCACGAGAGCAGCGTAAATGGGAACGTGAGCAGCAGCGCCAGACGCCGCCGCCTGCCCCGCTCCCGCCGGCAGACCAGTTCGAGAGCACCGAGGCCTACGCCGACGCGCTTGCAGAACAGAAGGCTTTGGCCTTGGTCGAGCAGCGGGAACGGCAGCGACAGCAGGACGCCGTTGCAGACGCCTATTTCGACCGCGAGGAGCAGGCCCTCGGCAAGTACACCGACTTCAAACAGGTCGCGTACAACCCGTCCCTGCCGATCACTGCCGAGATGGCCGAAACCATCCGCGCCTCCGACCAAGGCCCCGACGTGCTCTATCACCTCGGGTCCAATCCGGCGGAGGCTGCGAGGATCGCGCGACTGTCGCCGCTCTTGCAGGCCAAGGAGATCGGACGGATCGAAGCCGCTCTGGCGTCGTCTCCCCCGGTCAAACGCACCACCTCCGCTCCACCGCCTATCTCGCCTGTCACGCCTACCAGCAATGGCACCCCCGCCTACGACACCACCGACCCCCGCTCTGTCACCGCGATGAGCACGTCGGAATGGATCGCGCAGGAACGGCTCCGGCAGATGAGAAAAGCGGCCAACTGAACCCCCTCTGCAAGGAACCACCGACGTGGCCAACTCGCTTCTGACCATCGACATGATCACCAGGAAGGCCCTGGAGATCTTCGAAAACAACCTCGTCCTGACGCGCAACATCAACCGCCAGTACGACGACAGCTTCGCCAAGGAAGGTGCCAAGATCGGCTCCACCCTGCGCATCCGCCTGCCCGACCGCGCCCTCGTCACCGACGGTGCCGCCCTGCAAGTTCAGGACGAGAACGAGCAGTTCACCACGATGTCCGTCTCGAACCAGAAGCACATCGGCGTCAACTTCACGACCGCCGAGATGGCCCTGTCGCTGGACGACTTCGCTGACCGCATCCTCAAGCCGCGCATCAGCCAGCTCGCCGCCAGCGTCGATGCTGACGTCGCCAACGTCTACCGCGACGTCTACAACGCCGTCGGCACCGCCGGCACCACCCCGGCCACCTCCGAGGTGCTGCTGTCCGGCCAGCGGATCCTGAACGAAGGCGCGGTTCCGATGTCGCCGCGCTACGCGACCGTCAACCCCGCCGCAAACGCCGGTCTGGTCGAAGGGCTCAAGGGCTTCTTCAACCCGGGCGACGTCATCAGCCGCCAGTTCAAGAGCGGCATGATGGGCGAGGGCGTCCTCGGCTACGACGAAATCAACATGTCGCAGTCGATCAAGGTCCACGCTTACGGCAGCCGCGCCGCTACCGGCGCGACCCTGACCACCACGGTGGCCACCCAAGGCCAGTCGACCATCGCCATCACCGGCACCGGCTCGCAGGTCATCAACCGCGGCGACACCTTCACGATCGCCAACGTGTTCGCCGTCAACCCGCAAACCCGCGAGAGCACCGGCCAACTCCAAAAGTTCGTCTGCACGGCCACCAACACGGCCTCGGGCGGCTCCTACACCTCGGTCGCCATCTCGCCGCCGATCTACACCCCGGAAAACGCGCTGGCCACGGTCAACTCGTTCCCGCAGGCCAACGCGGCGATCATCTTCGACGGCGTCGCCTCGACCTCGGCTCCGCAGAACCTGATCTACCACAAGGACGCCTTCTCGTTCGCCACCGCCGACCTCCTGCTCCCGCAAGGCGTCGACATGGCCTCGCGTCAGGTCCACAACGGCATCTCCATGCGCATCGTCCGCGACTACGACATCAACAACGACCGCATGCCCTGCCGCATCGACGTCCTGTACGGCTACGCCGCCATCCGCCCCGCCGCTGCCACCCGGCTGCTCGGCTAACCCCCAGCGCAAGGAGACACTCCCATGGCTATCTCGAACATCGGCGGCGGCTCTCAGATCGGCGACGGCAACCTCAACGAGGTTGTTCTCGCTGCCGTCCCCGCCCCCCTCACCGCCGCTGGCGACGCAACCCTCTCGGTCGCGCAGCTCACCAACGGCATCATCCTGGGCAGCCCCGGCACCTCCGCCGCTGCCTACACCCTGCCGACCTGCGCCCTGCTGGACGCAGCCCTCGGCAACGCCAAGGTCGGGTCGTCGTTTGACTTCTCGGTCATCAACGTGAACGGCTCGTCCTCGGGCGTCATCACCATGACGACCAACACCGGCTGGACCCTCGTCGGTCTCATGACCATCGTGGCCACCGCCGGCACTGCCCAAGCGTTCCGCGCCCGCAAGACGGGCGACGCAACCTGGACCCTGTACCGCGTCGCCTAACGCCTACCCCGCCCCGCCTTAACCGGCGGGGCGGTCCTACCTCCGCCCGCAGCAGGACAAGAGCATGACGACCGCAGGAGACATCATCTACGGCGCGCTCCGGCTGATCGGGCAACTGGCCGAGGGCGAAGTCCCGTCCGCCGACACGGCGCAGGACGCGCTGGCCGCGATGAACCAGATGATCGACAGTTGGAGCACCGAACGGCTCGCTGTCTTTTGCACCCAAGACCAGACCTTCACATGGCCTGCCGGGCAGGCGATGCGCACGATCGGCCCGACCGGCGACTTCGTCGGCCTGCGGCCCGTGCGGCTCGACGACGCCACCTACTACGTCGACCCGCAGGGCTTGGCGTTCATGCCCGCCATCATCAACGAGGCGGAGTACAACGCCATCGTCTTGAAGACGGTGACGAGCACCTATCCGCAGGTCATCTACCCCGAGGCCACCAACCCGAACGCGACGTACCGGGTCTACCCGGTACCGACGCAGGCGCTGGTGTGGCACTTCATCTCGGTGCAGGAGCTGGCGCAGCCCGCGACGCTCGGCACCGAACTGGTGTTCCCGCCCGGCTACCTGCGCGCCTTCCGCTACAACCTCGCCTGCGAACTGGCCCCGGAGTTCGGCGTCGAGCCGCCGCCTGACGTCAAGCGCGTCGCCATGGTGTCCAAGCGCAACCTCAAGCGGATCAACAACCCGGGTGACCTGATGGCCATGCCGTCCGGCATCATGGGCTCGCCAGGGCGGTACAACATCTACACCAACCAGCCGAACTGACATGAAGACGCCCATCCTCGGCAGCAGCTATGTCATCCGCAGCCCCAACGCTGCGGACAGCCGCATGGTCAACCTCTACCCGGAGGTCATCGCCGAGGGCGGGCTGGAGGCCGCGTATCTGCAACGCTGCCCGGGCCTGCGGTTCATCTCGACCGTCGGCACCGGCCCGATTTGGGGTGAGTGGACGCACAACAACACCGGCTACGTCGTGTCGGGCACGCAGTTCTACTCGGTCACGTCCGCCGGCGTGCCGACGCTGATCGGCACGATAGACACGGCAGGCCCCGTCTCAATGGCGGACAACGGCACGCAGTTGTTCATCGCCGCTGACCCGAAGGGCTACATCTACAACTTCGACACGGGCGTCCTCGCCGAGATCACCGACGAGGACTTCCCCGGGGCGAGCACCGTCGGCTATCTGGACGGCTACTTCGTCTTCTCGGAGCCGAACTCGCAGCGGATTTGGGTGACGACCCTGTTCGACGGCACGTCCGTGGATCCGCTTGACTTCGCCAGCGCCGAGGGTGCGCCGGACAACGTCGTCGGTCTGGTCGTCAACCACCGCGAGGTGTGGGTGTTCGGCACCAACTCGACTGAGGTCTGGTACAACTCCGGCGACGCCGACTTTCCGCTGACGCGCATCCAGGGGGCCTACAACGAGGTCGGCTGCGTCGCCCCCAACTCCATCTCCAAGCTGGACAACAGCATCGTCTGGCTCGGGCAGGACGCCCGGGGGCAGGGCATCATTTACAAGGCGAACGGCTATCAGGCGCAGCGCATCTCGACCCACGCCGTCGAGTTCGCCGTGCAGGGCTACGCCGACATCTCCGACGCGGTGTCCTACTCCTACCAGCAGGACGGACACGAGTTCTACATCATTAACTTCCCCAACGCCGACACGACATGGTGCTTCGACGCCTCGACTGCGGCGTGGCACGAGCGGCGCGGGCTGTTCAACGGCCAGTTCACCCGGCACCGCGGCAACTGCTTCGCCAACCTCAACGGCGAACTGATCGTCGGCGACTACGAGAACGGCAACCTCTACGCCTTCGATCTGGACGTCTACGCGGACAACGGCGAGACGCAGAAATGGCTGCGTCGGTGGCGCGCGCTGCCGACCGGGGCCAACGACTTCAAGCGGACGGCGCAGCACTCGCTGCAACTGATCTGCGAAACGGGCGTGGGCCTTGCGGGCCGCACCGAGGACGAGATGCTGTTGGTCGAGGACGGCAGCGCCGTGCTGGTCGAGGACGGCACGCCCGTTATGCTTGGGTACGAGATCGACGACGCCACCGACCCGCAGGTCATGCTGCGCTGGTCCGACGACGGCGGTCACACATGGTCGCGCGAGCACTGGCGGTCGATGGGGGCGATTGGTCAGTCGTCGACGCGCGTCATCTGGCGTCGGCTCGGCATGACCGACAAGCTGCGCGACCGGGTCTACGAGGTGTCCGGCACCGCTGCGGTCAAGGTCGCCATCATGGGCGCGGAACTGATCGTGAGCGGCACCAATGGCTGACATCACGTCCATCCCCGCCGCGCGCGTCCCGGTGCTGGAGCCGGGCACCAACATCATGTCGCGGGAGTGGTATCGCTTCCTGTTCAACCAGTTCGGCCAGACCGGCGGCGGCACCACGGGCCTCGCCTTGAGCGATCTGGAGCTTGCGCCGCTCGGCGAGGCCAACGCCGCAGGGCTGGTCGACGAGGTTCAGGGGCTGCTGTCCGCGCCGCCGCCCGAGCCTATCGTGCGACGCGCAGCGTCGTTCGCCAACACCACCACGCAAACGCTTTCTTCACCCAATACCGCCACGGCCATAACCTTCAACACGACTGTCCACAGCCGGGGCATCGGGCTGCAATCGTCGTCGCAAATACACCCTGGCGTAGCTGGCGCGTTCTATCTGTCGCTTGTCGCCGAGATGGACAAGACCGGCGGCGGTAACGCTCTCGTATGGATCTGGCTTCGTAAAAACGGTGCCGACGTGCCCAACGCCGCGTTCAAGTGGCGGGTCAATGGCAGCGGGTCCGCCACGGTTTTCAGCGCCGCGGCAACCGTCGTCGTTGGGCAGACCGACTATTTGGAGGTGATGTGGGCATCGGACACCACTAGTGCTACGCTAGAGGCTACCGCATCCACCGCCTACTCGCCCGCCGGGCCGTCGGCGCTCCTGAGCATCACGCAGGTTGACCCATGACCGTTTTCCTCTCGCCTCTCGCCGGCGCTGGCCAGCAGTTTCTCGACAACTCCGGCAACCCCCTGACCGGCGGGCTGCTCTACACCTACGCCGCAGGCACGACGACGCCGGAGACGACGTACACGACCATCAACGGCGTGACGGCGCACACCAACCCGATCGTGCTGGACGCGGCTGGACGACCTCCTGCCGAGGTATGGTTGACCGGCGAGGTCGCGTACAAGATGATCCTGCGCGACAGCGCGGGCGCGCTGATTGGCACCTACAACGACATCTACGGCATCAACGACGTGAGCGCGACGGGCGTGCCGTGGGTCGAGGTGACCGGCACGCCGACGACGCTGGCCGGGTACGGCATCACCAACGCCCTGACCGCCGCGGCGGCTGCGTCGACCTACGCCCCGATCAACAACCCGTCGCTGACCGGCACCACAACCATTGAGGACAGCGCAGGCGCGGACTACACGGCGGGCTATCTCGACGTGCCGCAGAACCTCAAGACGGCCAACTACCAACTGGTGCTGGCCGACCGCGGCAAGTCGATCGTCATGAACGGCTCAAGCCTGACGCTGACGATCCCGGCCAACACCGTCGCGGCGTTCCCGATCGGCACGGCCATCGTCGTCATCAACGTGAACGCCTCCTCGCTGTCGGTGGCCATTACGACGGACACGATGACGCTGGTCAACTCGACGACGACCGGCACCCGCACGCTGGCCCGCAACGCCATGGCCACGCTCATCAAGGTGGGGGCGACCTCGTGGATCATCGCCGGGCTCGGCGTGACCTGATGGCCGGTATCCTCGCAGCGATGGCGGGCTTGAGCGACCGGACCTCGCCCAACCTCGTCATCTTCGACTTCTCGAACGGCTCGGGCGCGGTCACGATCCCGGCTGCGCCCGTGAGCGTCACGATCGAGGCGTGGGGCGGCGGCGGCGGCGGCGGGTTCGGCAGCGAGGGCACCGCCGACGGTGGTGGTGGCGGCGCGGGCGGCTACAGCAAGATCACGATTGCCTTGTCAGGCGCGGACGCGGCCAAGACGATCCTCTACTCCGTCGGCGTCGGCGCGACGGGGTCCAACACGTTCGACCCAGGCAACACCGGCACGTCCTCGACCGTGTCGAGCGGCACCTATCTCCTGACCTCGCTGATCTCGAACGGCGGCAGCGGCGGCTCCTCGGACGGCAACACCACTCAGGGTGCGGGCGGCACGGCCTCGGGCGGCAGTACCAACACGACCGGCGCGGGCGGCGCGAACGTCACGCGGGCGGGGGCTGCCGCCACCGCAGGCGACGACGGCTTGGTCGCCGGCGCGGGCGGCGACGGCGGCGTCCCCACCATCGGCGGCACCACGGGCGACAGCGGGCTGCCGGGCCGCGTCCGCTTCGTCTTCACACTATAGGAGGGCCGCATGGCCGTTTACGTCCGCGTCCTCATCCCCGCCAAGACGGCGGAAAACACACAGACGACGCAGTACACCTCCGCGGCGGTGACCACGATCGTCGACAAGTTCACGGCCACCAACTACAGCGCCTCGGCAGCGACGCTGTCGGTCAACGTGGTGACCGCGCTCGACAACCCGGGCAACGCCAACCTGATCGTCAAGACGGTGTCCGTCCAGCCCGGGCAGACCTACCTGTTCCCTGAACTGGTCGGTCAGGTGCTGGTGCCGGGCGGCTTCATCTCGACGATCGCCAGCGCCTCCAGCGCCATCAACATCCGCGCCAGCGGGAGGACGATCTCGTGATCGAGGCGCTGGAGCAGCACCTCACGCAGTCGCTGGACTTGCCGCAGCCCGCCGCCGACTGGCTGCTGGACCTGTGGCGGGTCATTCAGGTGTTCGACGACGTGCATGACGGAGATCCCGCTGGGCCGGTGATGCCCGCGCTGTGGGCTGCGCTGGTGACGATGCCGGGCAACCCCTTCTACCTGTCCAACGCCGCCGCCTTGCAGGCCGCGGTCGCCACCGCGGTCCTGAAATGGCATGCGGCCAACGCCGCGGAGGACGCAGGCGAGGCCGACGAGCGGTCGTTCGTGTGGCGTGCGGCCTACTACGACGTGGTGCTGCTGGTCGTCCTGCTGTGCCATGGCCAAGCCGCCGCGCTGGATATGGCACCCGTCGTCATGATGATGTACGGTGAGCCGTTCGCCGACTACCGGGAGGAGTTCCCCCATGCCTGACGTCATCTCCGGCCTCGCAACAAACAACCAAGCCCGCGCCTCCCGCCGCGCTGCTGACGCACAGGTCCGGTCGGCAGAGGAGGCATCGCGCATCCAGCGCGAGATGTTCGACCGGCAGGTGCAGCTCCAGGAGCCGTTCCGCCAGGGCGGGCTCGCTGGACAGAACCGCCTGCTGGAACTGCTCGGCATCGGCGGCAACGCCAGCGTCGGCGACTACGGTCGGGACGCCCGCGACTTCTCGATGAACGACTTTGAGGTTGACCCCGGCTATGGCTTCCGGCTGGCCGAGGGCAACAAGGCGCTGGAGCGGTCGGCGGCGGCGCGCGGCATGGTGATGTCGGGGTCGATGCTCAAAGGTGCGCAGCGGTTCGGACAGGATATGGCGTCCAACGAGTACCAGAACGCCTACAACCGCTTCCAGACCAACCGCAGCAGCCGCCTGAACCCGCTGATGGGGTTGGCGGGGGCGGGCCAGAACGCCACGAACGTGCTGTCCGGCGCGGCAGGGCAACTCGGCACGCAACTGGGTGAGAACGCCATGGGCGCGGGCAACGCCCGGGCCTCGGGCTACATCGGCTCGGCCAACGCCTACACCAACGCGGTCAACCAGATGAACAACATGGCGGCGCAGGCGTTCGGCATGCGCGGAGGCGGCTGATGCCTATTGACCCGCGTATCGCCCTGCAAGCCATCGGTATCCAAGCGCCGGACGTCCTCGGCGCGATGGCGCAGGGGCAGCAGTATCGTCAGAACCAGATGGCGCAGCAAGCCGCGCAGGCGACTGCGCAGCGCAACGCGATGATCCGCCAGCGCGCCGCTGCGACCGACTTCACCAACCCTGACGCCGTCAACATGTTCGTCCGTGAGGCCGGACCCGACGCGACGCCGTACCTTGAAGCGGCAGGGGCGGGCGACACGCTGTTCAGCGCCCGCGCGGCGGAAAGCCGGGCGGCAGGCGACTATACCCGCAAGGCGCGCGGCGAGGACCAAGGCTTCATGCAGCGGGCGATCGGCGCGGTCTACACTGACCCGTCGGACGCCAACATCGCGGCGGTGTCTGAGCAAGCTATCGCGGCAGGCGTCCCGCGTGAGCAGATGACCGCCTATGCCGCGCGTATCCTCGCGGCACCGCCCGAGCAGCGCCGCGCGCTGTTGGCGGGCGAACTAGCTACGTCGACGGAAGGGCTCAAACTGCTGGAGCGGTTCACCCCGGCCTACGACATGCAGAACGCCGGCGGGTCCATCATTCCGGTGCAGACGAACCCGCTGGCCCCGGGTGCTGTGCCGCCTAGCCGTATCGCGGTGACGGCGAGCCCCAACCGCCCGGTCATCGTGCAAACGGCAGACGGCATTTACTCGGCCACACCAGGGGGCGGCCCTGCCGCGCCGGTCACGGACGCAAACGGCAACATCCTTCAACCGTATGACAGCACGCCGAATGCGCCCGCCAATGCTGGCGACGCGGCAAAGACGCAGGCTGCCGAGGGGCTGCGGTCCACGTTGGATAGCCTGCGTGGCTACTACAGTGCGCTCAATGAAAGCGGCGGTATCGTCTCGACCGAGCGCGGCGGCGGGGAAAACCTCGTGGCCAGCGCGGGCGCGTCGTTGCCCGGGCGCGTCCTTGGCCGCACGTTCGGTAGCCGGGATCAGACGCAGCGCGACAACATCCAGACGGCGATCCCGATGATCGTTGCGTCTCTCAAAGACCTGACCGGGATGAGCGCGCAGCAGATGAACTCGAACGTCGAACTGCAACTGTTCCTCAACACCGTTGGCGACCCGTCTCAGTCGATTGAGACGGTCAACGAGGCTTTGACCCGGTTTGAGCGATACGTTGACCGCATGGCGGGGGCTTCACCGGGCGGCGCGGCTGCTGGCGGCGCAAACCTCCCGCCCGTAGGCCCCGAAGGCGCGCGCGTGCGTAGCCGCAGCAACGGAACGATCATGGTCAGCCGCAGTGGTCAGTGGGTGCCGGAATGAGGCAGCAGCAAAGCGAATGGGAGGCCCTGCCTCCTGCCCCGGCTGCGCCCCGCGCGCCCGCTGCGCCGCAAAGCGAATGGGAGGCGCTGCCGCCCGTCGCTCCGCGCCGCCCGGCACCCGCTGGCGGCGGAGGGCGTCAACCCGCCCGCCCGCAGCCCGCGCCTGCTGCCCCTGCCGACGACTACGGAACCCCGATGATCCGCGACGTGCAGCGCACGGCGGAGGGGACGACCTACGTCATTCGCCCGCTGACCCCGGAAGACACCGACGAGAAGCTGGCTGCCGAGGGACGCTACTTCAACCCGACCACGAACACCTGGGAGTTCCCGCGCGAGCTTGAGGGCACCGACGTGCAAGCGCCGGCTCTGGAGGCCCTGCCGATGGTGCGCCCGGGCGCTGCCGCGCCTGCGCAGCCGCAAGGCAACCTGCTGGACCAAGCGGTAGCAGGCGCGCGCCGGAACCCGGTCCTCGGCACGATCATGGGGCTCGGCGTGGGCGCGGCGGCGGGCGTCAACGACATCTTCGGCAATGCCCTGCGCTACGGCGGCAACGCCATGAGCTACATCCCTGGCATGGGCGACTTGGGCCGCGGCATCTCCCAAAACGCAAACGAGTTCCTTGCCGCAACCAACCAGCGTGTCGACGCCGAACGCGGCAACGCGGGGCTTGGTGGCGCGGTTGAGACGGCCCGGCTCGCAGGGCAGATCGTTGCCCCCATGCCCGCTATCGGTGCCGCAGGGCAGGCCATCGCGCGCGGCGGGCAGGCTGCCAGTGCTGCCGCTCCGGTGCTGCAAGGCGCAGGCCAGTCGATCGCGCGCATCGGTCAAGCCCTGCCCGCAGGCGGCTTGGTCCCCCGCGCAGTTCCTGTCGGCGCTGCCGCGCCTTCGCGACTGGCGCAGGCCGGGTATCTGGCCGAGAACGTGGCTGCCGGGGCGCTGTCGGGCGGTGCGCAGGCCGCGCTCGTCAGCCCGGATGACGGGGCGACCGGCGCGGTCATCGGTGCGCTGGTGCCTATTGCCGCCCGCCCTGCTGCCGCAGCGGTTGGCGTCGTAACCGACCTGTGGCGCAAGGCGTCAGGAACTTACGGCGAGGCCAACGCGGCGCGTATCGTTCGCCAGGCGCTCGGCGTCGACTACGAGGTGGCCCTCGCCGCGCTGCGCAACGCCCCCGAGGGCGTCACGGCGCAGCAGGCGCTCGCCGACGCGGGCGTGCCCGCCGACGTGTTCATGGCCGTGGGCGAGGCGGGGCGCGCCGCCGACCCGCGTCCCTACCGGGTCATCGCCGACGCGCAAGAAGCCGCACGCCAAGGTCGTCTGACCCCGGCGCAAGGCGCGGTGCAGGCCGCAGAGATGTCAGGCGACGAGGCGTTGAGGGCTGCGCAAGCGCAACGCCTCGGCATCACGCAGACCGGGGAGCAACTGGTCACCGAGGCGCAGGCGGCGGCGCGAGCCGTCCCGCGCGAGGGTGCGGCTGCGCTGGAAGACCTGCGCGTCGGTGCCGAGGAGGCCGCAGGCTTCTACTCCGCGAGCCGCGCGCAGGCGCAGCGCGCGATCGACGAGATGGCGGGTGGCACCAACTTGACCGCGGCCCGCACCAGCGAGGCAGCCGCCAAGCAGGCCCTGCGCGCCGCGACGGCCCCGATGCGGGCCGAACTGCTGGCGGCTGCCGACGCCTCGGGTCAACTGACTGTCGCGCCAATCTCGGCGCGGCTGATGCAGATGGCAGACGCCCCTGGCGTCGGCACGACCAACAGCCGGGTGCTCGCCCGGGTCGCGTCGGAACTCGACGCCATGGCTGCGCGGCGCGGAGGCGTCCCGAGTGCCGAGGACATCTACGCCTTCCGCAAGGACGACCTCGACGACATCATCACCAGCGCCTTGAGCACGGGCCGCGGCGGCGAGATCACCAGCCAAGCCGCCCGACGCGGCGAGACTGTCCGCAGCGTGCAGCAGATGGTGGACAAGCAGCTTGAGGATGCCATCCGCGCTGCCGGCGGGCCGGAGTGGCAGGCGTATCTCGACACCTACTCCGCAGGGATGCGGGCACTGGAGCGTCAAGAGATGATGGGCGTGGCGGGCTGGATGCTGCGCCAGAACCCGGCCAGCTTCCAGAACCTGCTGCGCGGCGAGAGCCCTGACGCTGTCGCCGGGATCTTCGGGCGGGGGCGCATCGACCTCGCCGACACGCTGGAGCCGGACCAACTGGCCGCGCTCAAGAATGCCGCAAGCGTGCTCGACCAAGAGGCCGACATCGCGGGGCGGTTTACGTCGCAGACGGCGGAGACCAGCCGAGGCACGGCACGGGCCAAGACCGACGCCGACATCGCCCTGGAGGCGGCGCGCGCCCGGGCGGCACAGGAAGCCGCGGCGGCGAACGCCATGGTGGGAGACGTCGAGGCGCAGAACGCCATGGCGATCGCCCGCGCGCAGGGCGAACTGTCCGCCGTCGAGGGCATCAACGCGGGCGAACTGTCGCGCGACCAGCGCATCAGGACCATGGCGGCACAAGGTGCGACGGCAGCACGCGAACTGTTGAGCCCGGGCAGGCAGATGTTCCGCCGCACCCGCACGGGAGCGGCGTTCGGCAATCCCGGTATGGGCTTGGCGCTGGATCTCGGGTCGGCGCTGCTCGACGCCAAGGTGTCGCGGCAAACCCGCACGGCGCTGGCCCGGGCGTATGTGTCCGGCGCGAGCATGGCCGACCTGATCGCCCTGACGCCCGCCGCCGACCGTGGGCCTGTCATGCGCATCCTGTCCGACCCTCGGTTCTACGGCGCAGCGTCGCGCGGTGTGGTGCCGCCGGTCGCGGGCATGGTCAACAACATGTTCGACGGTGAGCCCGCCAACACCATGTCACCCGCGCCGCAGTAGCTCGCGTCGCTCGCGGGCGGCGCGGACCTTGCTGTACCTCATGTGCAGCCGGGTCAGGTGCGAGGCGCGCGGCTCGTCACGCCGCGCCTCGGCGGCGATCGCAGCCGCCAACTCCGCCTCGGTCATCGACGGGAGGCGTTCGACCAGGTCAGTCCACTCGGTCATTTGACGTGCCCCAAATGAA